CGCCAGGCCTTCCATCGCGGCGTGGCCGCAGGCGTAAATCGGCGACAGCCCGATGAGCGGGTGATAGAGCGCATACATCGTGTCGTGGATGATTTCGCTCGCGGGGACGACGACCGAGGCCTCGGTCACGCCGGCCAGCACGTCCTGCTGCAGCGCGTAGTAGACGTCGCCGGCGGGCGTCACCATCGGCTGCACGCGCATCGGGTCGAGTAAGTAGAGGTCGGTGACGACGCCGCGGCCGTCCCGCACTTTCAGCGCGTAGGCGTTGCCGCGCAGCAGCTTCGAGAGCACCCACGACTCGTAGAACTGAATGCGGTTCTGGAAGTGATTCGGCCGCCGGAGGACCGGCGAGTACGCCGCGTTGTCGACTTCGGTCTCGATGCCGTTGGCGTCCTCGAGCACGAGCTTCGGCCGACACTTCGCGATGTCGCCGGCGATCAGCGTCACGCAAGACCACACCGTCGGATGCGTCGCCGCCTCTTCGACGCCGACGACGATGCCGCGCTGCCAGGCGCCGGCGAAGCTCTCACGGATGACGGGCCACCAGCCGCCCGAGATATGCGTGATGAGATCGGTCGGTGGGGCGGCTTTCTCGACGCCCAGCCAGCGACGCAGGGCGGTCCGTGGGGAGAGCATCAGTCTTCAGCGCGCAGGTCGCGCCGCTTGTGGCGGCCGGTGGGCGAGGTGGCGGAAGGCGGATCGTCGTCGACGCGCTCCGCGGCGCCGACGCTCACGAGCACGTCGCCGGCATCTTCGGTCGCTTCGAACACCTCGCCGGGGAGCTGCCCTTGCGGGCATTCCTTCAGCGCGCGGTACTTGCGGAGAGTGAAGTTCTCGAGTGGCATGTCGTCGCCCTCAACGCAGGGGACGCCCGCGTCGACCGTCCACCGAGCGCGGCTGACGGCCGACGCGCGCCCTGGGAATTACGCCTTGTAGGCCGAGTTGTAGATGTAGCGGGCCGCCTGCGGGCGCCGCAGCTTCCAGTTGATCTCGCGCGTCGCCTTCAGGCCGAGCAAACCGGCCTGCCAGAACGAGACGAGCGAGGCGCCCGTGCCGCTGATGCCGCTCTGCGCCGAGCCGGAGTCGACCATCTCGACCGAGGCCTGGTCGCTCGCATCCACCGTCACGACGCCGTCGTCCGCGAGGTACACCTCGCCGGCCTTGACGGCGACGATGATGTTCGAGACCGGCGACCCGACCCCGACCATCGCGGTCGTGGTGATGACCGGGAAGCCGAGCAGGTTGCCGCCCTGCATCGTCAGGCCCGGGAAAACCGGGTTGCCGAGCGAGGTGATCATCAGCGAGATGTTCAACGCGTCGACGGTCGACATGATGAGCACGATGTCTTCGGGCGACAGGTTCGCGGTCGCGAACGTCCCCAGCAGCGTCGCCAGGTCGGTGCGCAGCTGCGCGGCGGTCGTGCCGCTCGGCAGGATCGGCGTCGTCCCGTTGGTGATCGAGGCCGGCGACACGTTGGCGACGGCCGCCTTCGCCGGGTCGATAAAGTCGCGGTCCTGTTTCGCCACGATGGCCGCGGCGATGTCGTCGCGCACCTTGGCTTCCGCGCTCGGGTTCGAGAAGCGGATCTCTTCCTTGGTCAGCACGGCGAGCGCCGCGATTTTCGACCAGGTCAGCGAGGTGAAGAAGCTCGTCGCCTTGCTCAGCAGCGCCGGCAAGCCCTCTCCCACCCAGTTCGCCGTCAGCCCCGCGGAGAAGCCGCTCACGCGCGTGTTGAACGGCACCCGCCGCAAGCTCGGATACGTCACGCCGTTCTGGGTCGTGCCGAACTTGCCGAGAATCGTCCCCGGGCGCAGGAACGTGATGAAGTCGTCCATGATGTTGTACGGCACCATTTCCGACGCCCACCCGCTCACCGACGTCGCGCCGGCCCCGACGGCGGCCTTGGTCATGTAGTCGATCATCTTCACGAGCGGCACGGCGTCGTCGCCGTAGCTTTGCCGCGCGTACTCTTTCGCCTGCAGCTCGTTGCCGCGCGCCATCGCCATACACATCGCGGTGCGCGCGAACAGGATGCCGGGCTCGAGCTTCTTCGGCAGCACCATCACGCCCGTGCGGGACGTCGACGCGGTCTCGATCGTGGTCCCGTGGACCGGCACGGCCGCCTCTTTATCGCGCTTCTCGGCCGCGCGCAGCCGCACGAGCTGCCCGTCGATGTCCTTGACATCGAGCGCGAGCCCGTCGTGCTCGGTCTTCTCGTCCTCGGTCAGGGTTTCGCCGGCGTCGCCGGACTTTTCCAGCAGTTCGTCCATGCGCGCGGTCTTCGCGGCGCGCGTGGCTTCCCAGCCGCTGATCTGTTCACCGTATGTTTTCTTGGCCATCGGAGATTTCCAGCGCATCGAGACGACGCGCGGTGAGTCCGAAACGCCGGACAGTGAACGGGAGACCGGGCGCACGCGTGGGCCGGGCGCGGCCGCGTCGCTGGTGTCGTAGGCACGAATGGTGTGAATCGACGCGTCGGCGTTCGCCGGAATCGTCACGGCACTGAGCTCGAGCCACTGCCACCGCAGGAAGTGCAAGCCGCCGGTGACCTTGTCGTAGCTGTCCTCGAGCGACATGAACCCGATCGACAAGCCGCGCACCAGACCCAGCGTGATCGACTGCCACGCCATGTCGAGGCGGTCTTTCAGCACGCCGGGCACGTCGGTCTTGGCGATCTGTGCCGTGATCTCGATCGCGTCGCCGACCTGGCGCGCCTGCGTGACCTCGCCGATCGGGGACTTGCTGTCGTGCTGCCAGAGGAGCGGGAGCGGGAGCGCAAACTCGGCGCCGGCGGGTTCGACGACGTCGCCGTAGCGGTCCGTGGCCGCGGAGGTCGCGACGCCGGTGAGCGTGCGGCGCTCGGCGTCGACCGCCTTCAGCTCGAGCCGCGCATAGGCGCGGCGCGCGGCGGGCTGGGGCGTTTCACGTGAAACGGCTTCGGGCATGTCTGATGCCCGAACAGCCTGCGCCTCAGCCCTTGAGTTTTGGAGTACAGAATACCAGCGGGCGCCGGCCTTCGACGCAATCGTCAATCAAATCGCGCAGCACATTCGAGACGTCGGTGCCCGACGCCGTCGCGACGCGCCGGAGCTCGAGCTGCACCGCCGGCGAGACGCGCACCTGGACGCGCGCGGTCGCGCCAGTCCCATACACACTCGGCGGTCGACCCGGAGGTCGTTTGTCATTCATCGCGCACCCCCGACCACAAACATCTGGTATTCCGGCTCGGACTCCGGCGGCAGCGTCGCGAGCTTGCGCGCCATCAACGCCGCGATCACCGGGTCGATCCGTCCGCGGCTTTTCTTCTTGACCGGGTAGATGTTGTCTTTCCCGTCCCGCTGCACCACGACGTTGCTGATGCACCACGCCATTAACGGATGGCCGCCGGCGTCAACGAGGCCGTCGAGGACGTCGGCTTCGAAGTCTTTCGACGGCCCACTCATCTGCGCGAGCGTCTGCGGAATCTCGACGACCGGGAACCCTTCCGCCTGCAGGTCCTGCTCGAGATTACCGGCATTCCACGGATCGAACCCGATCTGCTGCACATCGAACAGCGCCACGGCCTCGCGAATGATGTCGACGACGACGCCCTGGTCGATGCGGTTGCCCGGGTTCGTCCGCAGGAAGCCGCGCTCGATCCACACCCGATACGGCGCCCGGTCCCGCAATGCCCGCTCGTCCACCGTGTCTGCCGGCGTCAACGCCCACACGACCAGGCGCCATCGGCGGTCACTCCCCTCCGCGACCGGCGGAAACGCGGCCACGATCGCCGTGAGATCGATCTTCGAACTCAGATCGATGCCGAGGCAGCACGGCCGGCCGCGCAAGTCCTCGGGAATCGCGAAGTGACTGTCGGTCGACCAGACCGTTTGCCCGTGCCGCCAGCCGTCGAGCGACAACCAGGGCGCGTTCGTATTCACCCAGAGGTTCAGCCGCTTCTGCTTGAACTCCGCCGCGGCGCTCGGCATGTTCTTCGCCTTGAGCGCGAGCTTGCGCAGGTCGTCGGGATTCACCGAGAGGCCGAAGTGCGGATTCGCCTTCTGCCACGTCCGCTCGTCGAGCCAGTCATCGTCGACGTCGGCGTGGGCAATGAACGCAAAGAACGCCAGCGTCGAGGCATCGTCCTCGAGGACCCCGTCGAGAATCTTGCACGCGTAGTCGTGCTGGTCGCCGCACGGCGACACGAGGTCGTTGCCCGCAGTCGTAATCTGGAAATTCAGGAACGTGTCGCGCGCGCCGGTCGCGCTCTCCATCACGTCGAGCAGGTCACGCACCTTGAACGCGTGGAGCTCGTCGACGACGATCACATACGGGTTCAGGCCGTCCGTCGTATCCGAGTCGGACCCGAGGGGCTCGAGCTTGCTCGAGGTCTCGTCGCGATGCAGATTCGCCGCACTCACCGTGATGCGCGCCAGCAGCGCCGGCGTGATTGCGACGAGTTTCTTCGCGTCGTTGAAGACGATTTTGGCCTGCTTCTCCTTCGTCGCGATGACGTAACCCTCCGCGCCAGGTTCGCCCTCGAAGAACACGGCATAGATGGCCACGATCGCCGCCTCGAAGGACTTCCCCTGCTTGCGCGGCAGCTCGTTGTAGGCGGTCGTGAACCGCCGATAGCCCGTCTCGATATGTCGCCAGCCGAAGATCGACCCGAGACGGAAGACTTGACTCTCCGTCGGCTCGAAGAGGTGCCCGGCCCACTGGCGGCCCTTGTAGTGCTTGGCCTGGCGCGCGAAGTCGAGGAAGCGCAGCGCGCAGGGCTTCAGCCGGCCGCGGGCGTCCCGCGCCTCCCACACGAACCGGAACGGAAACCCCGGC